ATCAGCACCGGTTGTACCCATTGCAAATGTCGTTAATGCAGGTATTAATATACAGCCCGGGACTACTGCAATTCAAGATGACCCCAATCAACTGTTATTTGATTTTAATAAACCTATTACTCCGCATACAATCAACAATAAGCTAGATACTATTCTTTCTAAACTTGCGGATATAGATCAAAGATTAAAACAACTTGAATAATTATATTATTAAGTTAAAATTATATAATGCAGCTAGCTATTTCGGATAAAAAGGTTTTTGTACGCGGCTTTTTACAGCCTATTAGCAAAATTAATGATAGCTGTGTAGTCTGTGTCTCTGAGTCCGGTCTACAGTGTATTACTTGCACTCCAGATGCATCTATCATTTTACACACCAAACTTACACAAAATATAGAAACGGAAAAGCCATTAAATCTCAATATATCAGATATTCGTAAAGTTATAAAAGCTGTTGAGTGTATTGAAAGAGACGATTTTTTACTAACTATAGACCGTAATAACATTAGTTATAGTAGTAAGGAAGTTAAATTTAAATATCATTTGCTAGAAGATAATATTATTAATATACCTAAATTAAATGTTGATAAGTTAAATGAAGTTAATTTTCCTATTAAATTTAATATTCAATACAAAGCACTAATAGAACTTCTAAAGGGTAGTACCTTTACAACAGAGAGTAATAAGATTTATTTATATTCTCAGGATGAAGTGATATATGCTGATTTAACTGATAAGTCTAGACAGAATGTTGATAGCTTTACTATACCTGTGTACGGAGGTTATGTAGGTGATAAATTTGAAGGTGTATGCTTGACTTTTGAATTAATTAGAATAATTAGTGGTGTGAGAGTCAAGCAGTTAGATTGTAAGATTAATCCAAAGCTCGGCGTAGTTTTGTTTGAAATAAACGACGGTACTATTACAACAAGATATATAACATCATCTTATGTCAAGTAAAATATCCAAAAATAAAATTAAGACACCTAGTTACTTTATTAAGAGGCTTAGGGACAACGGGTTTATTACAATCAGACTTTTTGATAGATATGCAAAAGAAGACCCTAGGAGATGGACAATTCTTGTAGACCCTAGCGGTGCAAGTGTGTTCATTACCTGCTATCAGAATAAAGATTTTCTTAACGATATTATGTTTGAACTCAATGATGGCGGGCAAAGATTTAATAAAAATTATTCTCTTAAGACGGAAAGTATAGAGGTAATTATCAAATACCTTATTGCAAAGGGTGTTAGCAATAATTCAAAGAATAGTCCTTACTATCAAGAAAAGCGTAAATATATAAGTGAGCCGACACAACAAGCATCAGGGTAATAGTGATATGGATAATAACAATAAATTACCCAAAATAGTTAAAAGCGACAAAAAAGATATAGAAGATCTTTTAAAGTCTGTCATGAAAGATTATCTTACCCAGCAATCTACTGCAAAGATAGAAAATACTAAAAATATACACGCTTTAGCAAGTATGATTTCTGAGTTTTTAAGCACATTTATTATTATAGGTTATGACTTTAAGGGCAACTCGCAAAATCTAATTCATGCAAAAAATCAGATGGATGCCGATGCATTAACAGCTGCTCTTAATAAATTCTTATTTCATAATCAGAACGAAAGCGGACAAGAACAATAATATAAATGAAAAAAATCTGTATTCTAGGAAAAGGATATATTGGTACTTTTTTAGAAAGAAAACTTTTAGAAGCAAAGCTGGGAGTTATATCTTTAAAGAGAGCAGATTTAGATTATACCTCGCCATTTGCACTTAGATCTTTTTTACAAGCTAACAAAAATGAGATAGAATGTATTATAAATTGCTCAGGATATACTGGCTATCCAAATGTAGATGGATGTGAAAAAAACAAGCTAGATTGTTGGTTCTGGAATGTTAAAGTTCCGATGAATATTGCCGCTGCGTGCAATCTAACAGATATTTCGGTAATAAACGTAAGCAGTGGTTGTATATATACTGGCTATGAAAAAATTTATAGTGAAACAGATATTCCCAACTTTGGAATTTATAATAATGCTAGTAGCTTTTATAGTAAAAGTAAGCATGCATGTGAAATCAACTTGGATGGATGGAATGTATATACTTTGAGAATACGAATGCCCTTTGACTGTACTAAGCAGTCAAAAAATTATATTAATAAAATATACAATTATAACAAACTAATTAATATGCCTAATAGTGTGACCTGTGTAGAAGATTTGGGTAATTTTATATTAAAATTTTTATTTGTATATAAACATCTTCCTGTCGGTCCTTATAATATTGTTAACGAGGGTGCTATAACTGCATCAGATATTATAGAAATTTTAAAAAAATACAATATTGTAAATGACTTGTGGGAGTTTGTTGATATAACTAAATTAGATATTGTTGCAGGAAGATCTAACTGTATATTGTCTACAGAAAAAATTAGATCTTTTTCGCTGGGACTTCCAACTGCTGAGGAGTCTTTAAATCTTGAAATTTCAAAATATGCTAAGCTTTTTCAATCTTAAAAAAGATTCATTTACCCCAAAAAGACGAGGCGCATACGCTGTTGTAGCTGGAGATTACGTGGGTGAATTTTTAGTATTTATGGAATCTGCTAAATGTGATCATATTTTTTTAAGTTTACCAAAAATGATTATTAGAAAAGTACCTTTAAACGCATTTAAAAGAGGTTTAAAAGATAGTATAATAGATTTAGTTAAAGTTTTACCCTCTAATGTTTTTTCTGTTTGCAGGGCACAATATTTCAAGCTAAAAGATATTAGGTAGAAATTAATATATAAAATATAAATACTATTATGGATATAGTAAAACCAGTCAAAATCACGAGCCCTATTAGTGGACAGCCGGTTGAACCTAAAATAATTACACGTGTATATGATAATAAAATCTATACGGAAGCACATTGGATTGATCCTTCATCTGGTACTTTTATAAGAAAAGGCATAGTTAAGATTGAGCCTCTACATAACTCAAAGAAATAGTTTTATTTCTATAAACTGCTATTATAATAACTAGGTGACTGTATTACCTGTTGATTTTATTGTGCAGCAATTTTATCTGTACGCGGGGTTTCCAAAATATAATAGACTTAGCAAAACTTACTATGGTAGTTGCCCTACTTGTAGAGAGGGAAATTCTTGGGGAAAAAAAAGAAGATTGTTTTATATAGAGAGAAAAAATCTTATATACTGCCATAATTGTGGTCTAAGCATGGCACCAATAAAATGGATACAGACTGTATCAAATAAAGCATATTCAGAAGTATTAAAAGAAGCAAATAGTTTTGTACCTAAATCTATTGATTTAGATAGTATAGAGAAAAAGGTAAATTTTAATAATTCAGAAATATTACCCGAGGATAGTATTAATTTAATGGATCATTCTCAAATAAATTTTTATAAAGATAATATGTATGTTAAAGCGGCACTAGAGTTATTAGCAAAAAGAAGACTCACATTTGCTATCAATAGGCCTGATTCTTTTTATATAAGTCTTAACAAAGGTACTCATCAGAATAGACTTGTAATACCATTCAAGGATCTTGACGGAAAGATTGTACACTATCAATCTAGAAGTATTATAGAAAATAAAAAATTTATTAAACCAAAGTATTTAAGTAAGATTAATAGTGAAAAGACTTTATTCGGTATAGATAGAGTGCGTGAAAAAACTAATTACATATTTGTTACAGAAGGCCCTCTCGATGCATGTTTTATCCGTAATGGTGTAGCTGTCGCCGGGATTACTAAAAATGGCAATCATTTGTTTACGGATAGACAAAAACAACAACTTAAAATGTTTCCTCAAAATGAATTAGTATGGGTGCTAGATAATCAAAAACTCGATGCAACAAGTAAGAGCAAATCTCTCGCACTTATTAAGCAAGGCTATAAAGTTTTTATATGGCCAGAAGAACTGAAAAAGATTAAAGATATAAATGATCTTTGTATTAATTATAACCTTAATAAAATATCTACTTCTTTTATATTAAAAAACTCATTTACCGATTTAAAAGCCAGGGTTATTCTAACTTAAACGTCACCAGAAATTAAGTAACCCTTTAGCGATTCATTTAATGCACTTAACTCCATAGCTACCCTTGCAATTCTTTTTCTTTCGCTGCTAGCAATTTTTTCAAATAAAGTTTCACAACCGCCAGCTTGTAATTGTGACTGTATACTATTAGCATCTACCCCGTTCATGTATTCAATAAATTCATTAATTTTACCAATCCAGCCTTGTAATTTGCCTTTCTGCGCTTGAAGGTGGCCGTATTTTGCCTGTTCAATACCTGCAGGTACATTAATGTTGAAATCGCTAGTATTTGTTCCTTTGTCTAATTGTTGAGACATTGCCTCTTGATCTGTTATTTCCTGGCTTCCACCTTCTTCATCAGCCTCTAATAAATGTATAAATTGCTTTTCAAACAAATTCATATTATTATTTATAGAAATAAGATAGTTTTTTATTAAATATTTATATGAAGAAACACCTTATAAATGAGGATTCCTCAATGATTTATAATAAATGGATATCTGGAATAGCCAAGAGAGATCTTCAGCCTGAAATTATTACGGTTGCTGATATTATTAATAGATTCAGAAATAATCAACAGCCTAAGAAGATATTGCCCTATCCATTAAACAATATTTTAGATTTTTTAGGTGAAATATTTGTACAATGTGCAAATTTAAGAGGACTTTTAAATCAAAGTATAAAGAATCCTGTTATAAGAGAGAATGCAGAAAAAATAAAGGCTGTAAGAAATTTAAATGAAAAGCTAGATAAAATACAGAATATTATTTTTTCCTGTACTCAGGAATTAGACGAAATAGTTGAAAATAAATAATTTAGTATTATAATATTGTATGATTATAAGACTTTTTAGAAGTCTGCTACTAACAGGTACAGTCAGCAGTATTTTAGCTTGGCCCTTAACATATTTAGGAATAGGGTTTATTAGTGCTTTCGGTTTTTTTACTGCATTACAATTTATAGTTTTTTATTTTTATAATACACACATAGAGCGAAAATCTTTCGAAAATACTAAAAAACTCGAAATTCAAAGAGATATAGAATTTAGTAGACAGTATGCAACTGTTACATGCCCTTGTGATAATAAAATAATATCACAGGTTCCAATTTTTATTGAAGAAGAGAATAGTTATGAATGTCAGGGGTGTAATAAAAATATTAATATAGATGTTCAACTAAAAACCTATCTTCAAACTATACCTGTTGTAGAGACTCCAGAACAAGTAATAACCAAAGTAATATCAAATGTCCCATCAAATATCTAATGTAATATCCAGTCAAATAATTCCGCTAAGTGCCGAAGCTGTTACTGGTAATATAGGTATTGCTATAAGCAATTTAGAGAATATATTCTTTAGCTTAGGAATAGATCCTCATAGGCTGTTTAAAAATTCTTCTGCTTATGCTACAGTCAATACATCTACTGGTATATATATCTTAAGGGATCTTATTACTCTAACATGTGATAACTTAAGGCAGGAACTATCTATTAAGGGTAATGATACTCCTGACAATCTATTAATAATTAAAAATATTCAAGACGCGGCAATTAAAATTCTTTCTGTGCTTCTTTCTATTGGCTTTGACCCTAACAAACTTAATATGCTCGCTATAATATCTGGATATATTTGCGGCAAAATGAAGAGATAATTCTCTTGACACGTTAACGGTTTTCTATTATTATTGTTATATGAAAAACGAATATGCCGTTACTTGCAAAGACAGATCACACTTCTTAAAAAAAGAGGAATACGCAAGATGGCTTTGTCTTATTGAGGCAATAGACCTTATTAATACCAAGGCACTTGAACTTAATACTGATCTTAATAAAGATGATTTCTGGTTAAAACCGTTAGCTTTTCAAAAATATATTGAAAGTAGGTTTGAAACTATGTTATTAGATATAGATAGAGAAGAAAATAATGTTGATATTATAAAAGTAACAGCAGAAAAGGCTAGAAAGAATTTAATTATAGAAAAAGAAACTAGTGAGGATGACGAAATTATAGAGAATTTTAATAATACCCCCCATATTCTAGAGTCTTATTAATATCCATATTAAACACTACCTCTTTACTTAAGGTATCTGCATCTCCAGGATATGAGCTAGGTCTTTCGTTTATAGTTAAGGTATCTGAAATGGTACCATAACCAGTGTCGTCATGTACTTGGGAGCTGCCCCTTTCAAATACAATATCTGGCTCAAAAGAGTAATCAAACCTTTTAGCCTTTAACATCCATACATAATGACCCATTAATGGGTTTATTTGACTGTTATCTTGATCTACTCTTTCAGTAATCTCGAACATTTTACCATCTCTTTCACCGGGTCTGTCACTACCATATTCGGTTAGTTTGAATACATCTCCTGCCTTAGGCTCAGTATATAACGGAAAAACTGCATAAAAAGAGCTTATGTGAATATATGCAGTTACCTGATCATCACTTTGAAAACCAAACTTACTCAATATTAAAGCATTCTCAGTTAATTTTATACCTGCTATTATAGACCTGGGAGGTAGAAAACCTGCTATAGGCTCTTCTCCGTAAATATTATCTGCACTAAGAGTAGACGTTTTGTTTAGATAGTAATCGATTTTTTGACCGTACATATCTATTTGTTCTCTCCAATAATTGCTGTATACTTGTCTTTCGCATTGATTATTCTCTTTATCTGTTAGCCTCAAGGTACTAGTAGTGTATTTGAATGGATAGGACCTAACACAATTAGTACCTGTATATTTGTCCATGCTCATTTTACTAAAATATAACTATTAAAATTAGGATCAAACTTAACAGTTATTCCTGTGTTGCCAAGCTTTTTCTGTTTTTCAAAGGATAGACCGTTTAAATTATATTTCCTAGCAATTTGGTTAAATTCCCCCCGAGATATTACTTGATATGTCCCTTGAGCGGAATTTTTTAATCTTTCTACCTTAGGAATATCCGTCATATCTCGCTTGTACATATCAGGAACAGTCTGCGGATTTTTTCTAAATTTAGGGTCTTTTATAACCTTTCTATGCCTTGCACTAGATTTTAATGTACCGAATATATTGGTATATCCAGAATTCCATATTTTTTCTTCTAAGCTTTGAAGATAATATTTCTCGAACAACATACAATGTTATTTATACAAAAAAAATGCCGTTTCGAAGAACGGCATTTTTAGCTACTAAACAAAAAAATTAGTTAGTTTGAAATAGGTTTTGATCACCTTTGCCGCCGCCCTTAATAACACCAGCGACATTGTTACTCTTTTGTGTTAAAACATGACCCCTACTGTCAGGTAGTACTTTACCTTTACCATCTACATCACCTTTAACAGAGGCTTGAGCCTTGCCAGGCTTTGCGCTACCCAGCGGGCCTGGGACTTTATTATTAAATTTTTGCAGTTGTTGACCTTTACTGTCGGGCAACTCTTCGATATCTACTGCTTCACCTGCTATAGGTGTGGGTCCGGAAGCCGCTCCGCTAAGAGTAGACGTTTTGTTTATCTTTTCTTCGTCTTCATCGGATGCGCCGGTTTCGTCATCACCCAGGCTATCTTCATCAGAAGAAGCTTCTTCACCGCTTTCTAGTGCAGCCATAAGCACGTCATGAAGCTTTTGAGCAACATCTCTTGGCAGAGTAAAGGATACATCACCTGAAACTTCCGTTTCACCTAATGTTTCGTTATCAGCTTGATCCCCTTCAGGGCCTGCTGTAATACCCAAATCAAGGGCATCGTCTTTCATTACGTCTTCGAAAAGTTTATCAAATACTGATTTGCTCATAAAAGTATTTATATTCTCCTTTATACTTTTCCCGGTGTTTTGGGAAAATTTCTTTGGTTCAAAAGCATTGTTGTCCTTAGCAGTTTTAGGATCTAGTATATCTTTTACCCCTTCAGCATTTTCGGGCCCTGAATTTTTATGAAAAAACGCCTTAGAATCGGTACCATCCTTCTTTACTACGGGTTTTTTATCTATTGCTTGTGGAAAAGTGTTGAGGGCTTTAACTGCTTTCTCCTCAACTATTTCTATATTTTTTTTAAAAAATGCATTTTTGTAAATTGCTGAAATATCTTTAATATAATTTTTGTCGCTCACGTGTTATTTATATTCTTACTAAGTAATATTATGGAAGAGAAAGAGAAATATTATTTAGGAAATAGCAAGCTACCTACTAGAGAAACAAAGCACGAATATACGCCAGATATGATTAATGAACTTAAAAAATGTAGAAAAAATATTCTACATTTTGCAGAGAATTATTTTTATATAGTAAATCTGGACAGAGGTAAAGAAAAAATAATGCTACATCCCTGTCAGAAGAGAGTACTAAGAAGTCTAAGAGATAACAGATTTATAATATTATTATCCTCTAGACAAGCCGGTAAAACTACCATGATGACAATTTACTCATTATGGGTTGCATGTTTTTCTGAGGATCAAAGATTATTGATAGTAGCTAACAAAGAGCAAACAGCAAAAAATATATTTAAAAGAATTAGAACTGCGTACGAAATGTTACCAAATTATTTAAAACCCGGAGTAGTTGAATATGGACAAACAAGTATGACTCTTACCAATGGTAGTAGTATTGGTATTAGTACAACTAGTAGTGATGCGGGTAGAGGAGAATCTGTCAATGTTACAGTACTTGATGAGTTGGCTTTTATTGATAATCATATAGTTGAAAAATTCTGGGAATCAGTTTATCCAATTATTAGTAGTTCAAAAAAGAGTAAAATTTTTATAGCGAGTACACCTAATGGCACTGAAAATTTATTTTACAGGTTATTTCAAGGAGCAGTAGACGGTTCTAATAATTGGAAAGCAGAGAGAATTGACTGGTGGGAAATACCAGGTAGGGATGAGAAGTGGAAAAACGAAACTATAAAAACTCTAGGTAGCACCGAGGCGTTTGCGCAAGAGTTTGGAAATGAATTTATTGCTAGTGGCGAAACATCATTAAATGAAGATCATTATAATGAATTATTAAAAGCAGTAAAAGACCCAGAATATGTATTTGACGATGGACATTATAAGCTATGGGAAGAACCCAAAAATGAAAGAGTTTATGTTGCAGGTGTTGATGTTAGTGAGGGAATAGGTGAGGCCGCTAGTGTTATTCAAATATTAGATATGACCGATCTTTCTAATATAGAGCAGGTAGCTGTATATCATAATAAAAATATAATACCATATCAATTTACTGCTAAACTATTAGAAATTTTAGTACAGTGGGGCAATCCTCCAGTATTGATAGAAAGGAACAATTGTGGTGCTCAAGTGGTTGAACAGTTAAAATTTACACACGGTTATGAAAATATAGTTACGTGGGGAGCAAAAGCTGCACACATAGTTGAAAAGAAGAGATTTGGTATTTTAGCTCATACCAATACCAAATACCGAGGTATTACAAATATGAGATACTGGACTAATGAAATAAAAGTTGTAAGGATACGAGACATTAATACTTTGCGAGAGTTAAAAAACTTTGTTAGATTTTCGAACAATACTTGGGGTGCAAGACCAGGTACTGATAGCTGGGATGATAGAGTCATGGCATTAATATGGACTTTAATTATACTTGAAAATGAAATATGTGTAAAATATTTTGATGTTGAAAAACTAGATGAATATAATAGACCTCAAATTATAAAACCTTTAGAATATAATTTATCTAAAGTAATTAGCCCGGTAGGTAGTTACTTGAATGAAAAAGATCCAACCCCCGGGGGATTACCTGTAGTATTTAATAATAAAACTATAGATGATATTGACACTACACCGCTTACACAAGATGTAGTTGACCTAGCTAATATGGGGTATGTTCCTTTTAACCCTTATAAATAAATTATGGATCTTCCTAACCAGACCCCGGTTAACCAAACACCAGTAATTCAGAGTCCGTTTAACAAACAACGCAAGGATAAATTTTTACTTGTATTAACAATACCCTCTGTTTTAAGGGAGGATATTATCAAACTGAGCAAGAAATATGGAAAGGTTAATTTTGATTCATTACAATTTAGTGTTTATGGTGCTGTTGTGCCTGCACTAGTAGTGCCATCGGTTTCACTTTCTTATGCAGGACAAACAACAAAAATTACTTCATATGCTAGACCGGAATGTCCGTGCTTAGTAGTTAATTTTACTGTAGATAACTTGTTTAATAACTATTTTGTAATTTATAAATGGCTGGATATACTTAATAATGAAACAAAAAGCTATTATAATGTTGATAAACCCGGTGATGAAGGCAGACTTAGAAGATACCAAACAGATGTTACAATTTATGGTTTGGACGAATATAATAACAAAGTTGCTAGGTTTAATTATTTAAAGGCTTTTCCAGTAAGATTGGACGGAATTACATATAGTGATAGAGATCCTAGTGAGATGCAATCTACTTTTGAGTTTGGGTATTCTCAGTGGACAATGGAACTGTTGTAAATACTTTGGTAAGTTTGTACAAAAGTATGCCGGGGAACAATAAATAAAAATGATATGACAATCGACTTTCTGGAGGTTTTAAAGTAATATTATGGCAAGAACAATACAAAGTCCTGGTGTAGAAATACGTGAAGTCGATTTATCGCTCAGAGCGGTTTCAGATCAAGGAACATCAATTCTTGTTACTGGATTTTCTAATCAAGGACCTATCGATGAAATTATTCAACCTACAAGTTTAAGTGAATTTGAACAAATTTTTGGTATACCAACTAACGCAGCGGAAAGATATTTTTACCATACGGTTAAAGCGGCATTTCAATCACCCTCACAGCTTTTAGTTTCCCGTCTACCCTACGGTGTAGAGCTTGGTGAGGGATTCGATCAGTGGAAGTATAGCGCATTAGTATACCCGGTGGTATCATATAACAATGTTAGTGATACAGCTGCAATATCCGCAACTAAGCAAACAGTAACCCTTACCAATACAATCGGCGATTACAGTCTTTATAATGTAACGCTAGCAAAAACGCTTTCAGGTTCTGGTTTTAGCATAGGTTTAGCAAGTGGAACAGTGTACGACTTTGGTTACTCCATTGACGGTGAGACGCCGGTATTTCATGGCTTAACCGGTGCTTTAAGTGCAACAATTGTTATTGATAGCACAATGACACCGCAACAGTTGTTAAATCAAACACTTAGTGCAATTGATAATACAGCCACTGGCGGCTTAATATCAGTAGGTACGTATAATTCTTCAACATCAACATTTAATGTTGTAATAACTAATACAGCCGCTGGTGCTGTTGCTACTGCCCCGGCAGTATATTCGGCCTACTCAAACGTCGGTTCAACAATATTTACTTTAGCATATACACCCGGTACTAATGCAATTCCTGCTGTGTCAGGTGGTATCGTTAGTAGTTTATCTGCAGCAACTACATATTTCTTTGGGAAACCAACACACATCGAATTGAGTGTAGAGGAGTATCAGGAGTTATTAAACAATAATATTAATTGGTCTATTGCACCTTCGGTGACAAGTAAGAATACTCCTTTCTCCTATAATACGATTGGTGAATCTGGTTTAATTATTCTCAATAAGTCCCAAACTACAATTAATTCAAAGTTTGAAGGATATTATATAGGATTAACAGATAATAATAACAATAACCCTGCAACACCATTTGACGGTATATTAGATGTAAATACGATTGCATCAAATGCTAATTCAAACAGCTATATTCAAGTACCACGTGCAAGACTAAACTTTACACTCAGTGCCAATAAGCTCGGTGATGGTTCTAGCATCAGTGAGGTTCAAGAGAATATATCTAAATTTGATATTAGTCCTCGTGCCTTTGACGATACTGTATTATTTGGTGTTTACAAATTACGCCAGAGTGTATTCTCCCCGGATGTAATTGCCTTAGATTATGTTGCATCTGAAACCTATGCTGGCTCTCTTGACTATCATCGTCAAGTAGCCGATCAAAATGGCGGCCCGGCAATTAGCTTTTATTTGGGTCAGCAGCAAGCTGCATCTCCAAATATTACTACATTAGTAAATCCATTCTTGAGTAATAGATATTCAAATACCTGGCTTAATAATGTCGGGGTTCCCTCTAAGAAGGTAAGATTCCTTTCGGATAGGTTAGCTACGCCATTCAGTATACAGGGATTTGTAGATAATGATTCTACCTATACAACTAGAGTAGGAGCGCCTTCTGCTGTAGTAAATACACTCTTAACGCAACTCGGAACAACAAATGCACTGTTCCCTCTGGGAGTATATAATAATACAGTAGCTACTACAAAAGATATCGGTAATCTGCCTGATAAGCTCGAAAGAGTGTTTGAGTTGGTAGAAAATCCTGATCTATATCCGATCAGTATTGCGTGTGAAGCAGGCCTTGGAACCATTTATGTTAATGCTGTTGAAAAGACATTAGCTCAAGGAATTCCATTATCTGGTACTGGTCCATATATTGACTCCGAGCCTTTAAACGCTCTGAGTGCATGGTATACAACTAATAGCGATAATTTAACTGAAGAAGGATTGAGGTTGAGAGCCAATTACAATGCAGTTGCTAGTGTGTTTGTAAATCAAGCACAAAATCAACGCAAGGATTTCATAGTAATCCTCGATCCAATTAGAAATATATTTGTGCAAGGCGATAATGCAAAAGTTATAAACAGTAAGAAGCAGTATAGTCCAAATGCAGGTGATTCAGCTAATCCTACTGCTGCTGGCTATGTAACTACTAACTTTAGTCAACACATCTACTGGCCGTTAAGACATCAATTTGGTTTAACAGATTCTAGTTATGCATCAATTTATGCTAACGTCGCTCAAGTACTTGATAATGCAACAAACCGTCAAGTATGGGTACCGTTTAGCGGATTCGCTGCTGCGGCAATGGGGAATACGGATGCAAACTTTCAGCCATGGTTTGCACCTGCAGGGTTTACACGCGGCACGTTAGTAGGTGTAAATGATCTTGGTGTTTATCCTAAGCAAAAGCAGCGGGACCAACTTTATAAAATAAGTCTAAACCCGGTTGCATTTTTCCCTATTGAGGGTTTTGTAATTT